ATCTGTCGGCCAGCCGACAAGGAAGCGAGAAAGACATGACACCCCAAGAGTTCATGGATTTAATGGAAGTGCAGATTAACCTAGCCAATGAGAAGGCTAAGGCTAAGGCCATCTACGCAAGAGGCGTTGAGGCTAAGGCCGAGGCCGTAGGCGCTCAGCCTTGCGGAGTGCAGGATTGCGGTGTCCGCGCTCGATACTTTAGTAGTCGCAACCAATACTGCGAAAGCCACATGGCTATCAAGGGTAACGACATCTTTAAGAAGGTGTCAGCATGAGCCACACAGATAATACTGCCCAAAAATTCGACACAAACTTTCCAGAGTGGCTGGCGTTGAAACTCAACATCCGCTACATGGAACCCGTACTGTCGGCCAGCCGACAGGCACAGAAGCGTCAATGGAAGCGCGAGATTGAAATGGAGTTAGGCTCATGAGCGACTATCGTGGTATTCCAACTCCCGTCTGTCCTTGTGGTAGTAATCTAATTAGACTTACTGCGACTTTTGATGATGAGACTTACGAGATTAGCGGGTACTTCTTGGATGATGCCTCATGTGCTGAGTGCGGTTCTTTGGTAACTGCACCCACTCCATTAGATGTTATCCCGACTTGACCCGATAATTTTTACATGTTAGAATAAAGCCTTAAGCGGATAGCCTACCCTGATTTGGGCAGGTGTAGGCTGGTGGCTCACGATAGGCAGTAACGCAGGTGCGAGTCCTGCGGTGAGCGCGTTGATAGCAAATTGCTATTGACCTGTCGGCCAGCCGACAGAGAGAGAAAGGTATGAAATGGAACTATTCAACTTAGAAGTAAGCGAGTGGAGTATTAACCTCACCACTTACTTTGGTGATGTATTCTTGCCTCACCGCACATGGTTATTCGCTCTAGGAGTTATCGTGTTGCTTCGTGTGGCTAAACTTATCCGAAAGAAGGTATGGTAATGTATCCAACGGCAGATGAATTAGTGGCAGAAATTTCCGACACAAATAATTCGTGGGAGTCTCGACTCGACTACGACCTTGTTCAAGAGATTCTTGGGCATGAACTTTCCCTTGTGGAATGGGAGCAGATGATTGAGACACTTGATGATGTCGTCTTTGAGACAGTTATGAGTTTCCAGAGATGATTGACTTAATACTCAAAGAAATCGACGAGCATGAGCAACTTATCAATTTTATAAATTCAGATGGATATTACCAATCTGGATATGTAGATGCCCTTCAATGGGTACTGAAACAATTACCTGAGGAGGGATAATGATTGCTATCGAATTGTCTGAGCGTGAGTGGAGTGCCGTCATGGGTGCGTTGCGCATGCAAGAGGAGAGCCATAAGCGTAATGACTTCAAGGTACTGGTGTTAGAGATGCAAGAGATTCGCTCTCGCATGAATGATGCCATGATTGACAGTAAAGTAGTTGTAGGGTAAGATACTCTTATTGCAAAGCGCAATGAGTTAACCTGTCGGCCAGCCGACAAGAAAGGTAGTGCAATGATAGATGAAGTTGATGAATCAACCTCAGAATGTGTGGTATGTTCAACCGACATTGAGGCTGATGATACATTCTTTACAACAGATGGACACGCTGAACCCGTCTGCGCCGATTGCAAACTTATTTGCGAAAGGTGTGATAATGTGGGTACAGTCAATGACGACCACCATGATGTCAATGGTGACATCTGGTGCGATTCATGTACGCAGAATCGTGCTTATTGGTGCGAATCTTGCCAAGAGTATAATGCCTACGGCACTTCTTACATTGTAGATAGGCAAGAATCGTGGTGTGAGAGTTGCACTAGTGATGCCTACTGGTGTGATGATTGCGACGAATATAACGCTGACGGATGCGATAGTTGCTCAGATGCTAATGGTAATCGTATCGTTCATGATTACAATTACCGACCTGATGCTATCTTTCATAGTACCGACAAGAATGAACGCCTGTTCTTTGGTATAGAGGTAGAGGTAGAGGCTGGCAAGAACTATGAGTTAGCATCTATGCGTGCTCATCAGTTAGAAGGCATAGACCTAGCCTATCTCAAGAGTGACGGCTCTCTCAATCATGGCTTCGAGATAGTCACACATCCTATGTCTCATGACTTCTTCAAGAATGAGGCACAAGAGTTATGGGATACGCTAGAAGAATTGCGTACCCAAGACCCGTACAAGGTTAGGGCATGGGATACCAACACCTGTGGCTTACACATTCACATCTCACGCACAGGATTTAGTAGCGGTTCGCACATGCACCGATTCCTCAACCTTGTGTATTCTAATCAGGATTTCTACGAGAAGTTAGCAGGTCGCTCATCCGAGCAATGGGCTAAGTTTTCAGACATTCTGGTGAATGATTATAAACGAGATACACATGGCAACATTATCGAAGATGAGCATGGGTTTGCTCGGTCATTCACCACTCGTACCTTCAAGCGCAAGTTAGGTTATCGCGGTTCAGACCGCTACTCAGCAGTTAATACTAACAATAGCGAGACACTAGAGATGCGTATCTTCCGAGGTAGCGTCAATAGTGAGACTATCAAAGCCCAATTAGACTTAGCGCATGCCAGCGTTGAGTACACCCGAACCATTAACGCCAATGATGTAATCAACGGAGCACTTACCGCTGATAGTTTCATGTGGTACATCTTCCAACATGAAGAACTGTATCCACACCTTGTATCCCGTATAGACAGACTAATACCTACCATGTCGGCTAGCCGACAGAATGTGAGCAACTAACTATGTGTCTACTCGTTGTAGCCTCGCCTAATTCCACGCCCCGTAAGAAGGACTTGGATTGTGCATCATGTAATAATCCGCATGGCTTCGGCTTTGCGGTAGTAACCCCGACTGGTATCATTACTGGTCGCGGTATGTCCAGCAAGAAAGTAATCAAGAAGTTTCTAGAAGTACGCAAGGAGTTTCCAAATAGTTATGCAATGTTCCATGCTCGTTATGCTACGCATGGTGTAAAGAATGAGGACAACTGTCACCCGTTCAGAGTGCCTAACTCATACGATACTTACCTTGCACACAATGGTATCTTAGATATCAAAATCTCTGCTGGTGATAGACGAAGTGACACGCGTATCTTTGCAGAGGATACGCTACCTAGCATGGGTGGTGTTGTTTCACTAGATGATGCCCATGTGTGGACTATGGTCAGCAAGTGGGCAACGGGTAGCAAGATTGCTATCTTTACCCTAGACCCTAGCGCCAAGGAAGTGTGCTACATTGTCAATGAGAACCTTGGTCATTGGGATAATGAGGGCATATGGTGGTCTAATACTACCTACAAGCAATCGACTTGGAGCACCTATCTAAGCATGCCCAGTACGGCGTCGGCTACGGCGCTTAATGATAGCGGGTACCAAGAAGATGGACTCGTTTATGAGTGCGCTCATTGCCTTACCATAGCCTATGAAGATGCCAATCCGTATTACTGCGAGATGTGTTTCACATGCTATGATTGCGACGGGATGTATCAAGATACATGCCTATGCTGGACACCTGAATCAGACCGATATGCATCCTACAAGAAGGGAAAGATAAGTGGATACTACAATGACTCATTCGGATTCTAGCCGTCGGCTAGCCGACAGCGACGACCCATTCAAGGGAATGTGGGTGGCGGGGTGGATTACTTCGACACAAACTCCTGACGGACTCGTACACTATGGGCCGTTTGAAACGCAAGACCTTGCCCTAAAGTGGGGTAAGGAACTAACCAATGTAGAGGTGTATCGAGTATTCGTACCCTCATTCAATGCAGGATAGGAGCATCATGACCATACAACAAAGAGAGCAACTGCGAGAAGTCTTGATTGACTATCTGCAAATGCTTACATCAGAAACAGATATACGGCTCGATAAAAAAATAGCGCAAGTCCGACTACTACTAAGAGAGGTGGCGTAATGCCTACATATGATATCAAGGTTAAGGTTACTTACTACTACGAAGTAGAAGCAGATGATGATATAGAAGCAGAGAAGCAAGGTTGGATGTATGAAGACTATGCTCACTTTGGTGAGGTAGAGGACATCACTATAAGTGAACAAGAAGAAGATGATGAAGAAGAGGAAGGTGATTTAGAAGATGAGTGAGCCACGCTTAGAAGATGATATCGCACTAGGGTTAGATGAAGAAGAAGATGACGGATACCAAGAGCCAGATAGGATGTGGGGAGATGAGTAAAGCAATTACTTTTTCAATTACTATCGAGCCAGTTGCAGGTACTACTTCGATGCTTACGCATCAGATAATGGAGTATCTTGAGAAGGTAATAGAATCTGAATCTCTATTACAAGTCACCAACATAGTGAGAGATTACTAATGAGAACGGAAATCATTGGTAAATGCACAGGAGATAGCAACCCTGATGCATGGTATCCAGAGGTAGGCCGTGGGCAACCAGCGCCTAGACGGATGATACCGCTAGTTAAAGAAGCAAACAGGGCTATTGCCCTATGTCATTCCTGCCCTGTGCAGGAAGAATGCCTAGACGAAGGCATGAAGCCAGAAAACTTGTCATTTGGTATCTGGGGTGGTATGCTTGCAGGTGAGCGTGTCATTATGACGGGCAAGAGGTTCAATAAGTTATCTGACGAGGGGAGGGCGCTCATAAGTTATAGAGCGCTCAAACCTTGGATTGAGGTATAGTATGATTAAGAAATTGGCTCTATTGCTTACTTTTGCACTAGTAGTATGGTTTATCGGTCTGTCGGCCAGCCGACAGGAGGATAAGTCATTACCTATAAGAGATTGGGCAGTTGCAGATAGCAAGGCTTATGCTCAAGATGTTGTCCTATCTTGGGCTAACAATCAGTACGAATGTTTGGACAAACTATGGACACAGGAATCCAACTGGCGTTCAGAGGCATACAACAAAGTAAAGGTAATGGGTAAGAATGCTGGAGGTATACCGCAGATATTAGGGCTAGACCCTAAAACACCAGCGCCATTACAGATAGACAGAGGCTTCGCCTATATCTTGCACAGGTATGGCACACCTTGTATGGCATGGAAGTTTCATGAACGGAAAGGTTGGTACTAGTGGCAACATATGAATATTCCTGTGGAGAAGATTCTTCAACACAAACTATTCAGCGTGGCATGACGGATGATGAAATCATACCATTGTGCGATGTATGTAATACACCTATGAGCCGAGTCTATAACGCACCACCAGTTAAGTTCAATGGCTCTGGATTCTATTCGACAGGAGGGTAGATGATTGACGACGAAGACTTATCACAATGCACAAGATGCGAAAGCATGGTCGGTAGTGAGACTCTTATGCGATTTGCTGACTGGTGTGTATGTGAGGACTGTTGGGATGATATATGACAGATGAAGAAATGCAGGAACTACAAAACAAAGTTGTCGAGATTGTTGAAGACTACTTTGAGAGTTACGACTGGGACAAAGCATTCAAAAAATATCTGGAGGATAGATGAAAGATAGTAACTGGGACTTAGACTACAGGGCTGGAATAGCAGGTGAGAGCAAGATTGCTGACCTGTTACACATAGATACTGTAGAAGTTAAAACTGATAGACGCTGGGTAGAGACAGGCAATATCTATATTGAGACTGAGTGTTACTACCAAACTGAGGACGCTTGGAAGCCTTCTGGTGTAAGGGCTAGCCAAGCATCTCATTGGGCATTCGTACTAGAGGACTCGGTATTCATAGTGCCACTACACAGGCTCAAAGAGATTGTCTGGGAGTCTGGTAGACCTATCAATTGCAATATCCCGCCGAATCCATCGAGGGGATACTTGATTAATGTTGGGACTTTAATAGAACATGTACGGCTTAACAGGGCTAGAGAGATTGCAGAGCATGAAGAACATGAGCGTTGGGAGATTTATGGATGAGGAACTATTCTTCGGTATCCTCTTCTTCCTTATCGCTATCTTCTTTGTGACTATCGTCCTGCCTAACCTTATCCGCCTCATCCTTATCTAAGAAAGAACGGAAACCGCCAAGCCTAGTGATAAGTCTTTTGATTGCACGATTGTGGCGCATGCGTGCAGCATCATCACTAGGCAAGGCGAGTTCCTCTGCAATAAGATTATAAGTTAATGAGTTTGCATACTTGTGATAGAGAATATGTCTATCCTCTGTACTGAGTTTCAGATATGCAGCCTTAATCTCAGCCATCATAGCCATCATATTCCCACCCTCTGCTGGCGCAGAAGGCTTTCCTGGCATGCCTAAGTTAAGTACTGGTGCTTCTGTTACATCGCCACGCAGGATAGATGGAAGCAACGCTTCAACAACTGCTGGCTCATAGAAAAACAAATCAGATACTTCATAGCCGATAGACTTTGCTTTCCATAGTTGGCAGTAGTCTAGGGCTTGATTGCGAAGTGAACGATACAATAAGTTCTGAGTAGACTTCTTACTAAAGCCTTCCCACTCTGTCAACTTCCTAGGGTGCGACACAAACCATTCGTAGAGCGACTGCTTAATGTCTTCACGGTCAACCATACTGTACTTTTTATGATATTCGTCAGCGACATGCAGGACAATATAATCCCACGGCTCGATGCGCTTCCAGTCCATTACCATTTCCAAGTTTTTCCTTCTACCGTAAAAGAGTTATTAACGATAGGAACTATCTGTGGAACAACTGTGTTGCCGTCAACATGAAGGATACCAAAGCCTTGTTGCCATGTAAATAGGCCAGCCTTGATGTACTTAGCATTACGGTAATCCATAAGGTTACCTAGTTCCATACCCCAAATAGTTTTTGGCTTACCACCACGGTAACTTTGAGTGTGATGAGTTAGACCCATGCGGTGGGTATGACCACAGACAACGGACATGCCTGAACGCTTTGCTAGACCCAATGCCGTAGCACCTGCCGTAGGCTGGACATTACCTTCATCGCCATGCATGAGTAACCAGCCAGGGGCTAGTTCATAAGGGTCAGTATGATATTGAATCTCTAACTCTTTTAGGCCAAGGAAGTTTTCAAGTTGCAACTCTGGTAGGCCAAGTAATCCTGGTGCTCTCATCGCAACTGTGTTAAACAATCTATCTGTGTGATTACTGCGAACCATATGCTCAACGGTTAAGTCATATAGAACTTGGCGAGTGAGGTCTCTATCCCGTCCGATAGAGCGCTCAAACTCTAGTTCTGTTCCCTTGCTCCACTTACTGATAGTCTGCATATCCATTTCATCGCCACAGGATACGACGGTATCTGGTTGGTACGCCTTGATAAATCTAGCCACAGCCTTCGTGGCTTCTACATCGTGGTACGGTACTTGCAAATCAGATATGCAGACTATAGTTTTCATGGCTTCTTTTTAACCGCTTTCTTAATAGTTTTTTTCTTAGCAACCTTCTTGGTAGCACGTCGTTTATTTTCTAGTGCAACATTGTCCTTCTTCTTTAAAACACGAAGGTTACCCATGCGGTCGTCGCCTGCGCGACCCTTGTTATTCTTATGGTCTACTTCTGAATCTCTTGGTAGATTCTTGCCAGTTTCTTTCTCATAATCTACGCGAGCCTTGTTACTAGAAGTAGTGGTAGTCGTACCGTCTTTTTTCTTACGCTTAAAAACGTAGATTGGTCGGCCACCATTTTGCTTGCTTCCTTTGTATGGTCCAAAGATTTTCATCAGTTATCCCATTGTCCTCTCAGTACTAGCAATCCGATGATTGCGTAGTTTGCCATATCTTTAAATGAATCTTCTAAACTCTCATGCTCTGGGTCTGCACCGCTATCAACTAAGTTGTTGATGCGTGCTAACTTATCATGCATGCGTACTCGTAAGCCATTGACTGCACCGCCAGGGGCTAACGAAATGTTCTTAGGACCATAGTCCCTATGCTTACTAATGAGGAGTTCAGACAACTCGTAGACCGTATTGCTAATATGAGTTTCTAAATGTAACTCACGTGTTATACTCATTTATCCTCCTCTAGTAGTTCTTCTAGTTCTTCATCTATTAAAGACATATGCTCATGTATAATTGCATCTTCAACTAACTTTTTCATTAAACCAATGTCTGACTCTGCTGCATACAATGTTCCGTATGTCAGTTGGGTTATAGTCCGTACCTTTTCTGGATTGTCAGCATTGTCAAAGAGTTGGCGTAGCATACTACCAACCAGTAATCTATACCCATTAGGTAGGATAATCTCTGGATTAAATTCTTGTTCGCCATTGTCTTCTATAAGATGGTCGGTTGCTTCGAATATGTTATCGAAGTGTTGTCCGCATATACCGCAAGGTGGAATCTCAATCAATGTTTAGCCCCATTTTTTCTTTGATGAATGACGCGCCGTATCGAATATAAGCAGAGTTAACATCTTCTCCGTCTCCGAAGGTAATCGTGGTGACTGGTAGTTCCCTCGCAAGACTTGCTGCGAACTCACGCCCTGGGGCATCACCGTCGGCAAAGACGAAGATGCGTTCAAAGTCTGCAAGTAATCTTGTATAGTGCTTCTTCCATGAGTTGGCGCCAGGAACCCCAACGCAGGGAACTCCAACGAGACGAGACATAGTAAGCGTGTCCAACTCTCCCTCACAGACTCCAATCCAATCACCAGCATGTTCGATATCAAGTACGTTGTACATGCGAGTATCAGCACCAACCATACCCATATACTTCGGTTCAACGGCAGGGTTAAGAGAGCGAAAACGCAAATCAACCACGCCAGTTTTTGTGATATACGGAATACTAAGTCTGCCCGTGTACTGTTCATGTCCAGGTTCAGGCTCCTCTACTACGCCTAATCGCGCCAGACGCGCTACTTCCTTGCTTATTCCCCGACTTGCTAGGTAATCTTCCGCCAGAGAGATGCTTTCCGCGTACCTGCTGGTGGCTCTCCCCAGTAATTCCTTCTGCGATTGACTTTGCTTCACGTATATCGCACCCTTCTTTTTTAGCAATAATTTGAATACTGTTGCCTTGCATGCCACACGCGAAGCAATTAAAAATGTTCTGTCTTGTATTAAAACTAGCACTTGCATGCGAGTCATTATGGAACGGACACTTAACATTGACCTGACCAGAAGAGCGGTTGATGTTAGCACCGTAGTGCTTCAATACTGCTACTATGTCTGGTAGGTCATCAACCAAATACATCGCCCAACCTTAATACTAGATACGAATCTGCTATTGATTTTCCTCGAGCCTTGATAAGTACCGCAGCGAGGACGGCGTTACGGTCAAGACCCCTTGCTTCTGCATAATGTGCTGCTTCTGTTTGAGCCTCTTTCGTCCAACCGCTGAGGTCAATAGCGTTGCCCGCCCCTGGGGCTTTGCATTCAATGATTCCAATGCTCGCTCCAATGAAGTCTGCTCTGACAACAACGTCGCCTTCATCTTTTGCACCTGTGCGAGCAAGTCGTTCAGCATCAAATCCAAGAGTTCTAAAGTAATCTTTGGTGTCCGTTTCAAAGGTTGCACCTCTAGCCTTGTGACTCTTCCTTGTTGTCATCTTCATCCTCAAAGTTTGGTACTGCTACGGAATCAATTGATGCACGTAGTGAATTTTCAAAGTTAGATGTAACTGCATCTGCTGCATCCTGCCAACCCTGGAGATAGGCTTCCTGTTGCTTAATCTTAATTGTCTTTTCCATTGTATCCCCTAAACATTCTCTGGTATATCATCGATGTACATGTATTCTGGATTAAATGCTAGCCATGTCATGAGCGTTCCGTTGGCATCTGCTCTTCCATAGCGATTCTTGACTGATGCAACGCCCATTGATGTGCCAACAGTCCCGAGCGTACATATGAGTGCAGGGAGTTGAGAGACTTTTCCTTGGATTGCACTTCTTGGTTGACAAGGATTTCCTGGAACTGCCTCCGAAGTGTGATGTAGTACAACAATCGCTGCATTAGTATCTCTCGCAAGAAATTTTAACTCCTTCATAATTGCTCGCATAGATGCGAACTCCTCGCCACCGTCGGTGGCTACATCCATGAGGTTGTCCAAGATAATCAAGTGCGGGGGGCAACCCCACAACTCTTCAAATGCTTGGACTTCCTCATCAATATCTTCTAGCGTAGGTGATGATTCAAACGACCAGACTATATGATTTCCTTTTTGGAGGACTGCCTTAGTCCAACCAACATCAGTATTAAGTTTCCGTTCCACATCTGACTGACTCTTCCCCGAAATCATAGATGCTAAGCGCATAGCCATTGTATGTGCGTTAGTATCTGCAGATATGTACAATGTTGGTACATTGGTTTTGAGTGCAAGCGCCAAGGCTAGAGTAGATTTTCCTGCTCCTGGTGCGCCCGCAAACATAGAAACTTCTGAACGACGAATAATAATCTTGTTCGCTTCAAATGCTTTAAAAGAACTAGGAAGAGGTTCCCCTCCGATAGAGGCACGACCTACTGAACGTACTAGTGTTCTCATCGGCTCTCTTCCTAGTTAATTTAAAATGGAAATTGTTCTGGTATTAGTTGACTGGCTTGCATTGGTCCGCGCCCTGAGGCATCGGACAGACCCACATCGCGTATGGATTCCCCGTCTTGCTGGAGATTCCCGACTTGTATTTGCGAGGCCCGTGTTGGCACGTTGGTCCACCCTGTACGGGGGTTGCTGGAGCCATAGCGGACGGAGCCTGAGCCTGGGGTGGAGCGGAGGAGGTGGATTGCATTGTGCCTTGAGTTGAAGGCGATGTCGCTAAAGGGGCTACCCCATACGCACCGACTACCAAACGCTGAACTGCTGCAATCTGAGTTGAATAATCGCCAATACCTTCGAGTAGAACACTTAGTTCATCGTTAGTATGAGCACGAATGTTAATCATATCCCCAGCAGGGGTCTTATATGATACTTGTAACTTCCAGTCTTCGGCCATTTATTTATCCTTCTTAATCGAGAATTGGCAGTACTCTGTGAGTCCACACATGTACTGACAACTGTTTGTGTT